TCAGTCGATCAGCCTTATGCCGATGCGATAGACGACATTGGCCCGAATGCTGCCAAGGCCACAATGCGTCAGCGTCTTGCCGAACGCGGTCAGCGAAACGACCTCATTCGGGCTAACGCTCTCGCCCTTCGCCCAATCCAGATAGTCGCGATACAGCACCATCGCCGACACCCGGTGTCCCGGCGCGGCCTCCGTACGCGCATCCAGCCAGTCGGCGACCGACTGATGCAGCCGACCGATCACCGCCACCCCGACCGACAAGATCGGCGCGGCCTCCGCCAGCCCCAGATCGGGCAGACCGGCAATCGCCCATGCCCGCCGCGCACCGCGCGTGCCGAACGCGATCCGGGCTTCGCGCACCAGGTTCAGTTGCAGCCGCAGCCGTTCGGTTTCGTCGGCCAGCGGTTCGGCCGCCTCCGGCGCGATCGGGTCGTTCGCGATCTCGTAGCGGCCGGTGGTACGGATCGCCGGCAGGACTTCCTGTGTCACCCAGCGGCGGAAGCGCTTGGCGGCTTCCTTCCGGCTCGTGAACACCAGCGCGTACACGCCGGACTCCGATATGATGACCATTTCCTTGGTCCGGCCGACACTGTCATTACTAATGATAGTGTCGCGCTCGTCAGCTTCTAAACGACTTACAGCCTGAGCCGCGTTTCCGACCTCCAGTGCCGCACAAACATCGGCGGCGATGAACCAGGCGACGCCACCACGATCGACAGCGCGAACCAGCTGATCGCCGAAGCCGAAGCTCTGCAATGCCACGGCGCTCATGCCGCGATCCCCGACAGAGCAACCGGCGAGGTCAGCGCCCGCAGATCGTCCAGCGACTGCCAGATATGCCCCAGCGCCCGCGATACATATTTGTCGAGTTCGTCCAGACCGCTCAGCAGCGCTACGACGGCCATCAGATCGTCGATGCGATTGTCTATTTCCTCGATCCGCCGTTCCAGTGGGGAAACCAGATGCTGAGCAATCAACGGACTGCCGGGATGCAGGTCGAGATGAACGGTTGTGGTGGAAATTCTCCGGCGATTTCCCGGTGACGAGTTCGCGTCGCGGGTGCTACCCGCCGTATCAGCCTGTTGCATGGGTCGCTCCGTGCGATGGGTTAGGGCGTGCATGGTGTTGGTAGCACCTTGTCACGCCCGCCTTTCTGGCGCTAGAAAGGCGTCATGTCAATATCTGACGCCAGAAAGATCGGAAGGCCCAAAGTTGGCTCCACCCCCGTTAACGTGCGATTCCCACCTGCGGAACTTGCGAAACTAGACCTATGGATCGAGAAGAACCCTGACATCACATCGCGGGCCGAAGCCGTTCGCCGATTAGTTGAGCATTCACTCCGTTCAAAATAGAGTCTTTATCTCTGGCAAACCCGTGAATTTGCGAACTTCACAAACAGCCTTTACGTTCAGCATCGATCCTCGCTTGCTATACAGCATCGAGTAAGCACCATTCTTGCGATTTATTTGATTTATCTTCATCGCCTGCCCCGGCGCTGGCTCTGTAACAGACTCTTCGAGAATTATAGCTTCATCCGTTACAGAGAATAGGTCCGCGATATCCGGACAGGAATCTGCACAAATCTTTTTCTTTTGAAGATCGACCCTGAATGTTCTCTTGAATGGCGTCGTCTCATTCGAAAGCAATTCTTGCTCGATTACTTGCTGTGTTCCAGTGCATTCTAGATTGAATTGCTGGGCCGAAGCCGGTGTAGTTTGAACAAGCGCAAGCGCCAACCAACTTGCAGACATAGCTAGCTCCCCTTCTAGAGGGCCTAGCCTACTCGCCGAATCGTCATCGGTACACCCGAAGCGCGAATGGCTTCGAACGTAGCCAGCAACTCCCTTGGCGTTTGCCGCGTCCGCTTCTCCTGCGCGAGCATCGACTTGGCATAGTGCGGGAACCCCCGCAGCTTCTCCTCGCGGGCGAACCGCTCGGTCGCCCAAGCCCCGAACAACACCCGCTCCCGATCGCGCTTCAGCGCATCCCCCGCGCCGCGCATCGCCGCCCCGTACGTCGCCTGACATTGATCCCAGAAGGTCGACGGCGAAAACCCCGCCGCCGCCCACGCGCGTTCTAGTGCTTCCCAGTCGGTCGGCGCGTACGGGTCCGGGGCTTTCCCGGCGCTTTCTCGCCCTCCTCGGTCACCCGATCGGCGGCGGCGGCGATGGCGGTGCCGATGATTTCGCCGAACCGCTTGAACCCCAGATCGTCGATGATTTCGTCGACCTGATCGACCGTCAGGCCGCAGTGATACTTGGCAAGCCCATGCAGCGCGAAGCTGCGCAGCGTGCCGATCCGCAGATCGCGCGCCGCCTTCGCCATCTTCGCCTTGTCCTCGACATCGCCCAGCCCGACCGAAGGCATCGCGTCCTGCAGGATCGCGAAGAACCCCTTGTCATGCTCCTGCTCCAGCGCGCACTGGGCCGCCGTCCCGATGAACAGCGTCCAGCGCCCGCCCAGCGCCTCGAAAGGAACCTCGCCGCGCATTATGCGCCCGCCGCTTCGCCGGTCGCGCCGGTGAAGCGCACGCTGATCGACTGCGTCATGCGGTCGCCGATCGGCACCGCGCGCGCACGGCTCTTGACGATCAGGAAGCCGGTCACCTCCCAAGTGCCGTCACCATCGGGAATGATCGCCTTGTACGCCCGCGTCTTGCCGTCGTTGTGCGCGGCGCGCAGCAGCACGTCGGTCGGCGATCCGGGGATGTAATTGACCATCAACGTGCCTTCGCCCGGTTCGATCAGGCCGGCCTTGTATTCCTTGCGCCGACCGGGCGACTTGAAGTGCGTCACCTCGACATCGTCCGCCGTCTCTTCGGCGAGCGGAATTTCCGTCACTTCGTCCAGCTCGGTCAGCACCCCGGCGGCATTCGCCAGCCAGAATTCGCTGCCCCACCCGATCTGGGCTTCGCTGTTGCCATTTGCGTCGGCCATGATGTGCTCCTGCGGTTAACCGTTGTGCGTGAAAAGAATGTCGATGATCTGGCGATACAGATCGGTGCCATCGGCGGCGGTCTCGTGATCGGCACGAACCGACACGCCTTGCCCGCGCTGGAACCGGATGCCGTCGACCGTGGCGGCCGGCACCAGCACAGCTAGGATGGCTTCGCGCAAAGGCAGCGACGCCGCGAACGATGCCGTCCACAGATCAATCTGGACCCGCGTCACCGCGGGATGGAAACCGGTCATATGCTGGTCGCGTCGGTCGGAAATCGTCTGGAGCGTGATCGCCGGCAGCGCTGCGCCTTGGACGCGCCGCATCCAATCGACCCGAGAACCGACCGCATCGGTGATGACGGCGGCAGAAAGCAGCCTATTTGCGAGCGCGGCTTCGAAGGTCATCGCGAAGCCTCCTGCACCAGGGCGCGCAACCCAGCGACGACGATACCGATCGCTTCGTCGCCCTTGTTGTCAATCGACGGTCGCGCGAACGGATGCGCGGCCGAATGTGACGTACCCCACTCCAGCAGGTGCATCGTCGATCCTGCGCCGCCGCGACGCGGGCCGATGAATATCGACACATCGCGCGGCCCCATGCCGTCGATCGTGAAACCCGAAGCATTGGTTACGGTGATGGTCCGGCGGTGCCGCCCCGTCACGACGCGGATCAATCGCCGCTGTTCGTCCGCGATCACGGTCGCGGCGACCCTCAACACCCCGTCGACCTTCCGCCGCGGCGTTGCCTGGGCAAGCCGCGCCAGCTTGCGGTCAAGCTGCCGGAATCCCGTGGTTCCGAACGATCCCGCCTTGCCCATCAGGACACGACCCGCACGACGCCGATATCGATGCCGACCCGCCGGCCATAGGGCTGGATCGATACGATCTCGTACAGCGTCCCATCAGGCCTTGCCGGATGCCGGATGCGATCCTTGACGCTGACCCCGGAGGGACTGTCAGGATCCAGTGCGATGTCCCAGCGAACACGAAACAGACCCGGCGCCGAAGCTGCCGTTTCAGCATTCACATAGCGCTCCCCCCCGGGCGAGCCGATGTATTTTGCGTACCTTTTCCAATGCAGACTGAACGCTCCCGGCACATTCTGCACGCCGTCGTGGTGCGGTTCGCCAAGGCGTTCGATGTGGATCAATCGATCCAGTTCGCGGGCGTCGATACGGGGCATCAGCCGGCAACCGGAGTGCGGTACTGGGCGTCGAGCAGTGCCGTGACCGTCGCCGGCACGTCGTCGACCGATCCACCATCGAAGAGATGCTTGATCATCATCAGGGCAGCAACTTGAAGGCCCGGCGCTTCGGTAGCGACATCATCGTATCCGGCGTCGAACGTCACGGTGATCGGTCCGCAGGCCACAGGCCACCGCGGTTCCTGCACCGGCAACACCCGGCCGTTTCGATCCCACCTGACCCGTACAGTTGCAGGCTGATCGCCGGTATCGGTGTAGGCGACCGAAGCGACAGAACGCACTGGCTGGCGTTTCAGCCATAATGCGCCGTCGAAACGGTTGAAAACCGCCGTCCACTGCCGCCGGGCTAGGGAGTGCCCGGTATGCTGCTCGACCCACATCAGCGCCGTCAGGCGCAGGCTGTCGACCAGCAATTCCTGCCCTTCGCCGGGCTTCACATACTGGTTGATCAGCGCGTCGGGCAACACCGCCGGCCCGTCGATCGGGGCGGCTGCCGTGATGGTGACCACCGCCCCGACCCCTTACTTCGCGCGCGAAGTCGTCGACTTCGCCGCCGCCGCTTCCAGTTCGGCCACCCGCGCCTCGGCCTTTTCCAGCGAGGCGTTGGCGCCCTTCAGCTGCGCCGCCAGATCGACGTTTTCGGCCCGCAGACCTTCCACCGCCGTCAGGTCGGTCCGTGCGGTCTGAAGGTCATTCTGGAGCGCCGTCAGATCGCCGGTCAGCTTGTCGCGATCGGTGGTGATGGTGGCGAGGTTCGCCCGCACCGTCTCCAGTTCCTCGGTCAGTTCGTCGATACGACCGGTGCCGTGATTCTCCCGGTCGATCGCATGGGCCAGATCGGCGCGCAGCTGCGCCACCTCGGTTTCGCTCAAGCCGATGCTGTCGGGCTGGCCGGCAAACACGGCAGCCGTGCCCGGACCGCTCGATGCGCGGGCCGGAGCGTCGAGGCCGATGACCTCGCCACCGCGACCGGTGTCCGCGAAGCGGCGATCGGTCGTGACGACGATCGCGACCGGCTCGCGCACGATCGGCTCATAGTCCTCGTTGAGAACCTTGCCATCGACCAGAAAGCCGGCGACGCCCAGGCGGACGAAGTACAGTTCGCTTTCGGGCGAACGCTCGACTTCCTGATCGACCTTGAACACCTCCGCCGGGGCCGACTTGGTGGTATAGTCCTGAAGGAACTTGATCATGGTCGCCCTCCTTAGCTGACCGTCTGTGCGACGCTGGAAAGCTGGTTGGCACCGCCCGCGCCATAGCGCAGGTCGAACGCAACCAGCATGGCGGACAGGAAGGATGCGGCACCGCCCACGGTCACCGTGATCCGCGCGAACCGATAGCCCGCGTTCTTGTCCATATCCTCCTGCCGCAGGTTGATCGCGGCTTGACGGTTGTCACCGCCCGCCTTCACGATCTGGGCAACGGCAAGGCCCGCGACCGGCTTCGCGCCCGTGCCGTTGACATCGGTCGCCTGCTCGATCCGCGCGTCGATCGTGCCGGCGGCACCGATCACGCCGATGTTCAGCGTCGCCAGCATCTCGAAGGCGTTGCGCATATCGACCCAGCCCGAACTGATCGCGCCGACCGCCGCTTGCTGCGCCGGAATGACCCCGACCATCGCCACACGGGCGCTGGGGTCCAGATTACCCATCATCGTCTTGTCTCCTAAGCTGCCGGGCGAACCATCGCCCGGCCCCGCGCGATGGCGCGGGTCCGGTGTCGAGGATCAGGCGCGCTCGGCGAGCGCGACGAAGTGCGACTTGGTCGTACCGCCATTGGCGGGCTGGACCGGCTTCGACAGCACCGGCTGACCGCCGATGCGGAACACCCAGCGGAACGCGCGGATGTTGTAGTCGAAATAGAGGTGGATCGAATCGGCGAAGCTGACACCGTTCTGCTTGCGGAACGCCTCGTACCCGTTCGGGTTGACGAACTGGATGTCGCCCAGCTGGCCGACGCTGCGGCTGTGTTCGTTGAACACGACCGGCCGACCCAGCAGCGTGCCACCCGGCGACTCCTGATAGTTGCCGAACCACAGCGGCAGGCCGGCGCTGTTCTTCAGGTCCATCAGCGTCGGCATCACGTCGCTGTTGACCAGCCAGCTTGCCTGACTGGGCATGATCATGGCATGAGACGGACACGGGCACGGGCAACCTCCTTCACGACAAAGCGGGAAGGTCAGTCTGCCTCAACCGGCGCCAGCCCGCGCCCATGGGATCTTTTTGCCCCCTTGCGCGAGGTCGCCGATTCGTTCGGATGGTGGCGCGATGATGTACCCGCCCTGCCCCCGCACATCGATATGCTTGGGCAGGTTGCCACGGTTGCCGATCGGCTCGCCCGCCGGCATCCGGAACCAGTGATGTTCCCCGCCCGACGGCGTAACCGACGTGAGCGTCGCCGGCAGCGCCTCGCCCATCTGGGCGAGCAGCGCCGCCTTCAGCCGGTCGACCGTCCACGTATCGGCCAGGACTTCGCCCGTCTCCGGGTCGACGGTTTCGTCGACGCGCGGATCGAAGTCGAGGTGCAGCAGGCCGCTGACGCCCGAATGCAGCCCGATCTGGGCGACCGGCCAACGCCGCCACCACGCCTCGATCTGCGCTTCGTCGCGCGTGGCCTTGTGCAGGCCACCGCTGTTCTTGATGACATTGCCGTCGTCGTCGCGATCGCCACCAACAAGCGGGCGGCCGTTCTGGACGTTGCACGGGAAGACGAACCACCCCCGACGCGCGAAAGCAATCGCCGCCTGCCCCATGGGCGACAGCGTGGAATTGGACGACACGGTATCGGTCCCCTGTTCGCGCGGAAGCGCGGGGTTGATGTCAGGCGAGCAGTGCCTTGAACTGGGCGAGCTTTTCCTCGGCCGCGGCTGCGCGGGTTTCGGCCGCTGTCGCGCGCTCGGTCATCGCGGCCAGTTCGGCCGAATGATCCGGGCGATCGTCGAACGCCGCGCGCAGCTGATCGAGCAACTCGGGCACGCCGAGCGTCCGTGCAACCACGGTCGGCGCTTCGGCGGCCGGCGGGGCGATCTCGCGATCGATCAGTTCGGCCGCCGCCTGACCGATCGACATGCCTTTCGCCGCCGCAAGTTCGGTAACCTTGCGAATGGCGCTCTGCGCAGCGGCGGGAAGCTGGATGGATTTTGCGGACATCGGTGCAGGTTCCTTGCTGATAGCGGGCGCAGCCGGCGCCGACGGGGAATTTGGGGGGACCGGGGGTTCCCAGTCTGCGGGGCGCGGGCGACCGTCGCGGCAATAGGGACACAGCCCGCCGACGAGTCGGGGCATCCACCACTCGCATCCGTCGCACTCGCCCGGCACGCCGAGGGCGATCGGCTGCGCGGCAGCAGCGACGCCCCGCGCGATGCGATCCGCTTCGATCTGCGCGGCCAGGTCGACGACATCGGACATCGTCAGACCTGCATCGGCATGATGACGAAGGTTGCTGGCGACCCCTCACGATCGCGCCACAGCACCGGGCCCTTCGGATCGGTGAATGTCGCCTCGACCTCGATCGCGGTCATGTGCGCCATAATTTCGAGCAGATACCGGGAATTGAACCCGATCGTCAGCGGCGACCCCGACCATTCGCACGGGATCTCTTCGTCGCCCGTGCCATGCTCGGGGCTGGACACCGACAGCGCGATCGCGTCGTGCCGGATGCTCAATTTCACTGCGCGAACCTTGTCGCTCGATACCGTCGTCACGCGGTTGACCGCCGCAACCAGGGTTTCCCGATCGACCTTCAGCAGACCGTCATACTGCGTCGGAATCACCCGCGCATAATCCGGGAACGTGCCGTCGATGACCTTGGCTTGCAGCGTCGTCTCGCCGATTTCAAAGGCGACGGCCGACGAACAGGCACGGACGGTTACCTGCCCCTCATAGCGACCGAGCAAGGTTGTCAGCACCTTGACAACCTTCGACGGGACGATGATGTCCGGCAGCGTAGCGGCACCGTCGGGCAACGCGACGATGCCGCGCGCGAGCCGATGCCCGTCCGTGGCAGCAAACCGAAGGTCCCCGTGCTGCGCGTGAACCAGCACGCCGCCCAGATAGTAGCGCGTCTCGTCCGTCGAGGTGGCGAACGCCACGGTGGACAAGGCCGCGCCCAGATTGATCGCCGGAATCTCGAACTCACTGTCCCAAGCCTTGTCGGGTGCGTTCGGGAAATCGTCCGCGGGCAACGTCGGCAAGGTGAACCGCGACCGGCCGGCGCTGACCGTCAGCTTGCCATCGGTCAGCGCCAGGCGCACCCGGTCGCTGGCCGTCAGCTTGTCGGCGATCTTGGCGAGCGTGCCGGCATGGACGGTGATCCGCATCGGATCGGCATCGCCGTCAAGCGTGACATGGCGTTCGCCCCAGCTGTCCAGGTCGGTGCCGCTCAGCACCAGCGCCGTGGGCGATACCGTCATCAGCACGTTCGACAGCAGCGGGATCGTGGTGCGCTTCTCGACGATGTCCCCCACATCCTTCAGCCCGGCCCGCAGGCTGGGCGCGTCGATCTCGAACGACCGGGTCGCGGAAGCGCCGGATGCCTTCTTCGTCATGCTGCAATTCCCGTGATCTGGCCGGTGGCCACGATGATGATCCGGCGCTGTGTCGGCGCCGATACTTTCTGGATGCGGATCAGGTGCGCCGCCGCCATCGCGACCAGCCCGTCCCGGACCTGCTCCGGTGTCAGCTTCGCCCGCGCCGCCAGCTGGCGATCGGTCGGGCACGGCCGCCCATGATGCGCGAACCGCGACAGCACCGGCAGGAGCGCGTCGGTGATCGCCGCTTCGTCCTGCGACAGCGCCGGCTCGGCCAGCACGAGCATGGTCCGGGTCGGTCGGGTCAACGCGGTCGGTTTGGCCGTCCGCTGGGCGACGTAATTGAAGAAATCGGCGTTCAGCGTCGATCGCGCCTGCGACAGCGTGACGAGGCCGCGCTCCGCCAACAGACGCATATGCTTGCCGGTGCGACACCCGGTCGGCAGGAACTGGCGCGACGCATAGACGAAGCGATCGCCGGTACGGGCGATCTCCATCCATGCGTCGATGCGGTCCGGCTCCGCGATGACACCGGGCGTTTCGTCGATCACGCCGCCCGCCGCATCTTCCGTGCCGGCACCGGATCACCCCATCGCCCGCGCGGGGCGACGGACCAGTCGCGGACCGTCACCGCGTCACCGGTCGCCAGTGTGATCGCAAAACGTTCGTCGGCTCCCGGCAGCAGTTCGCCGGTGACCATCCGATCCAGCTTGCCGAAATCGATGCCGACCGAGGCCAATGCAGAACGCGCCCGGATTGCCGGCCGCGAAAGGAACCACGCCGCCAGACGCCGCGCGCCTTCGTTTGGCACCTTAGCTGGCAGGAACAGCTTACCCATCACTTCCTCCCCGCGCGAACCGCGCTCTGTCGTGTTTGCATTGCGGTGATCGCACGAGCGCAGGCGTCCAGCGCGTCAGCCGGGATCGCCATCAACTCTGCGTCATCCAGCGCGCCGGGGGTGCTTTGGTCGGAGAAGGCCATACTCAGCAGGTGCGACACCTTCAGCAGGTTGCAGAGTGCATCGCCGTCCGCCGCACCCACGCACTCGATCGGCACCGAACGCCGACCGGCCCGGAGAAGAAACCCGTCCAGCGCCTCTGGATTGAGGCCAAGGGCGTTGATCAAAAGGTCGATCCGTAGTGTCGACGTTTCATCTCGCGCGTTGCGCACGGTCTTTTCATCGCAACCCAGAACCTTGCTGACACGCAATGGTCCAAGGTTCTGACACAGAGGGACCAGCAAATTGCGGGTCAATTCGCGGGCGTCGTCTTCCGTCAGCGGGACGAAAGCCGGGGGGACGATTCCGGCGGTCATCGGATAGCTCCATTCTCATGATTGGACCTGCACCCACAAACCTGATCATGGCCGCGGACGCGGCGCACGAACCGCCAGTCGGCCCATTTGCGCCGACACTCTATGACGGCGATGGGCACGACGATCGCGGCTGCGAGAATGACCAGCGCAGCGTTCATGCCGCCACCTCGGCCGATGCATCGAGCAGCATATCGGCACTGGTAACGACACCATCCGTCGCCCGTTCGATCTTCACCGCCAACGGCAGAGAAGGTTGCCGCTGCCGGTACGCGATTTTCCGTATCGTCGAGATTGCCTCTCCGATCCGATTTGCGAAATCGTCCACGCTTTCGCCGGTCGATTTGAGATGATCGTGCAGTTGCATGACGGGTCTTCTGACCCACAATGGGTAAATAGGTCAATACCCAATGTTACCCGCATCCACAGTCCCGCGATTTACCCTGTTCGGGTAAAAGGCCGCATGGCAAATCGCATCCGCACCCTTCGAGAAGAGAAACAGCTGACCCGCGCGGCACTCGCGGCGTTGGCAGGAACTGGCGCGACCCAGATCAACAAGCTGGAAACGGGCGAGCGCCGTTTGTCCGATCACTGGGCACAGCGGCTCGCGCCACACCTGGGCGTCGAACCCTACGAACTTTTCATGGACGCCGGCCAGACCCGGACCGTTCGGTGGGTGCCAATTATCGGCGAGGTTTCCTGCGGAAATCTTACGGAAGCGATCGAACGGCCCGACGGCTTTGTGCCGACGACCAGTGGCGGTCCGAGGGTGTTCGCGTTGAAGCCACGGGGCGACAGCATGAACCTCCTGATCGACGAGTCCGGCTATGCACTGGTCGACCCCGACCAAGTCGATCTGATCGACGGCAAGGTGTACGTCGTGGTGAACGGTCAGAACGAAACGACCGCCAAACGCTTCCGCGCCAGCCCAGCGCGGCTAGTCCCCTGCTCGACCAACGATACCCACACGGACATCGTGATCGGCAGCGAACCGTTCACGGTTGTGGGTAGGATCATAGAGGTCGTTAGACCGGTTTGACCCATTGCGGGTAAATGATGTTTGACAATTACCCGTAGTGGGTAATACGTAGCCCATCCGCCGCATGTCGCGGCGATGGAGGCTGCGATGCAAACCGCGTTCATCACCGACCTACGCGCTACGATGGTCCCGCTGGCGAAAGCCGACGGCACGAGCGCTGCAATCTCGATCCGCTACTTCGATCACACTGGCCGGCAGGTCGGCACTTCGGTGACGACCGCCGAGGAATTGGCGACACAGGCACGGGCAATGCTCGCCATGGCCGAAGCCGCCGTGCTCCACGCCGCCAATGCCGACGGCGCGGTGCGACCGCCCTACCATCACTTTCCCTTGCCGCCGGCCGGTAGCGCCGCAGCCCGGCCTCCGTTCCTTCACTTCCCCATGATGCGCGATGTCCGTGTCGCGGACGAACCGGGCGTGGCCGTGCCGGCGAAACCGTCGGTCGTGATCTACGGCCCTCGCGCAAGCGGGAAAACTTTCCACGCCGAGCAGCTGCGCAAGCGTTACGAGTGCGCGCGGATCCTCGACCTCAGCGGCGTACCCGGCAAATGCCGCGTCAGCCCAGGTACGATGGTCCTGACCGATGCGACCAAAGCGGACGCCCGCGCGCGCTACGGTCGCGATGTGCTGTTAGTGTCGATCCACGATGCTCGCAGCGCGATCGGCGTCGGCCCGGTCCGCGCCCTCGCCGAATGGCGCGCGGAATGATGGCCGTCGCCACCAGCGCGCTGTTCGCCAGCGCCGCAGCCATCGCCGTCACGACGATCGTCGCGGCGATAGTCCCCCAGCGCGGCCGCATCGCCCGCATGCTGCGCCACGGGCCGGAATGGACGGTCGGGGTATGACCCGCGCCGATCTCTCCCGGGTCGCGCGTCGCACCGCCATCGCGATCGCCGTCGTAATCCTGCTGATCGCCTACACCGCGATCCTGGGCGCCGTGACGGGGGAAGCATGATGCACCGCCCCACCCTCCAGCGCCCCAGCCTATGGCGCATCGTCGTCGCGTGCGGGTCGCTGCTGCTGCTCGCCATCGCCGCCGCAACCGTTTCGATTCTGCGAGGTGACCAATGACCACCACCGTCAACCGCAACCGCCCCGTCGAGCAGGTCGCGCTCGATCGCCTGACCTATTCGGGCATGAACGTCCGGTCGGCCGATGATCTCGCCATCGATAAGGAACTGACCGCCCTTGCTGCCTCGATCGAGAGCATTGGCCTGTTGGCGCCGCCGATCGTCGGGAAGCCGAAGCGCAAGGGGGCGTCGCAACCGGTCTATGCAGGCCGGCGGCGCCTCGCCGCGCTGCGCTTGCTGGTCGACGCCGGCAAGCTGGCGGCCGACGCACCGGTGACCGTCATCGTCGTCCAGGACGAAGCGGAGGCGACCGAGGTATCGCTGGCCGAGAACTATGCCCGCCAGCAGATGGCGCCCGTCGAGATCTACGACGCCTTCGCCACGATCCGCCGCCAGAAGCCCGACGCGACCCCTGCCGAGATAGGGGCAATGTTCGGCTACGACGCGCAGCGCACCGCCCGGATCCTCCGCATCGCCAACCTCTCGCACAAGGTCATGGAAGCGTACCGCGCCGGCACGCTGACCGATGCCCAGGCACAGGCATTCGCCGCGACCGAGGATCACGACCTGCAGGACCGGGTACTCGGCGAGATCGACGGCATCCAGTACGAACACCAGCGCGGGCCGGCCGCCATCAAGCGCCTCATGGGCGCGATGGACCAGGACGAACGCGCGATGTTCGATCTGGTCGGCCGCATCCAGTACGAAGCCGAAGGCGGCATCTACGAAGAGGATTTGTTCGAGCGCGGCGCCGGCCGCATCATGAACCCGGAGATACTGAAGCGTCTCTACCATGCACGCGTGAAGGAACTGCAATCGCAGTTCTCCTACCGGCTGAAGCGCAACGGCCGCATGATAAAGACCGACGGCGCATGGGGCTTGGCGGATCTCGACATCGCGTTCGTCAGCGAACCGCCCCAAACCATGCAGTACGGCTATCGTCACACCGACGACGAACTGCGGATCCGCACGCCGAAGGTCGAACCTGCCGGCGCGGACATCGGGCATTCCGACACCGTCATCGTGCTGCCGAAGAAAGGCGCGATCGTCGTCACGACGACGCTGAAGGCGAACAGCGACAACGGCGCGTACCTGACATTCGACCTGTGGTATCGCGACAAGGCGGCGAAGGGCGGCGCGCAGGCAGCGGACCCGAAGGCCGCCGACACCAGTACGCCGAACCCCAAGAGTGACGCGCAGAAGCGGCGCGAGGCCATGGGGCTGGTCAAGGATACTGCCGGCGCCGCCTGCATCATTCGGCGCGACCTCTTCCGCGACCAGTTGTTCGGCGACCCGGTGTTGGCGCTTGATCTCCTAATTTTCACGCAAGCCCGCACCATACTGGCCCCAAAGAAAGGGTTCGGCGGTAGCGAGTACTTCGACGGCGTACCGCAAGGCATCGAAACTCCAGCCTGCCAGATGACGGGGACGGGATCGCCTCCGAAAAAGCAGCGTGACATTGCGGACACCGTGACCCGAGCGTCGACGCTGAAGCATCAGCACGCGATCCTGTCCGCTCACCCGGCGTTCACGATGCCCGATCCGATCGACGGCTTTGCTCGGTTCCGAATGGACCGCGATCGCATCCTCGAACCTGCCACTGCCTTGGTCGCAGGCTGGGCCGTTCGCGCCGCTGACAGCTTCTACGGTGACCCGGAGGTGCCGCGGTTCATCGAGCATATCTCGGCCGACTACATGGCAGAGGCGGAAGGCGCTGCGCCATGGCATTCCTTGGTCGAAATGGATCAGGCGTTCTTCGAGCTGCTGACCCACAAGACGCGCGTGCGGATCCTCCAGGACTGGGGACAAACCGAACTGGCGGAGCGCGTGAAGTCGAAGGACAGCGCGGCCGAGTGTGCGAAGATCCACGCCGCTTGCATCGAGGGCTACGTCGGCGCCAGCGAGGCGGTGCTGAAGCTGCTCGCCATCAGCGCCGATGATGCGGCCGAGATCTCCAACTGGCGTCCCGACTGGATGGAACCCACCCGGCCGGCACCCCTGCCCGCCGCCAAGTCCGCACAACCGGCCGAATGATTCCCGCAATGGCCTCTGACTGGACCAGCCTAGCCGCAGCTGCGCGCCGCGTCCTCGCCCAGCGCGAGGCCGGCGACGCGGCGTGGGTAGAAAAGGGCCGGCTGACCCAGGCGGAGGCCGCCGCTCGCCTGCGCATCGCTCGGGCGTTGGTCACTCTCTGGGACAGCGTCGTTGCGGGTAAGTCACCCTACGATGCCGAAACGGCATGGATCGAGAGCCGCGGTACTGAAGGCTGCTACCCGCACGAGTTGCGGACGGACCTCACCGCCGCGGCCGATCGCGCCTGGCTGCTCGCCGAACGCAACCCGGAGGATCTGGACGCCGCCCGATTCGCCGAAGCAGTCGCCGCGCTGGCGTGGCACGCCCGGCCGGCCGATCACATCAGCAGCATCATCGACGTAGCGCACGTCAACGCCGCTGCCCGCGCTGGACGCGCGCCATGAAGTCGATCACCAAGCCAGCGCCGGAGTTGGTTGATTTCGTCCGCGCCCTTGCGCGCGCGTCGGTTGCGCGTGACATTGCAGCCGCCCGACAAAAGGAAAGTCCCCGTGCGGACGGTAATCTACGCCCGCTATTCTAGCCAGCTGCAGAACGCGCGGTCGATCGAGGATCAGATCGCCGTGTGTCGCGAACGCGCCGATCGCGAAGGCTGGACGATCGTCGAGGTCTATACCGACTATGCGATCAGCGGGGCCGCCGGCATCGAAGGCGCGCAGCGTCCCGGCCTGAACGCCATGATGGCGCGCGTGGAAGCCGGCGGCGTCGATCAGGTGCTGACTGAATCGACCGACCGGGTCGCCCGGCACCAGGGCGACGCATTCGCGATCCGCGAACGGCTCCAGTTCGTCGGCGCGCGCCTGTTCACGTTGATGGACGGCGAGGTCGACGACATCACCGGGACGATCAAGGGATTGATGGACGCCCGGTTCCGCAAGGATCTCGGCGCGCGCATCAAGCGAGGTCAGCGCGGCACGATCAAGCAAGGCCGCGCGCCTGCCGGCATCGCCTACGGCTACCGCCGCGCCAACCGCCTCGACGAACGCGGGGAGCTTGTCCGCGGCCTGCGCGAGATCGACGAAGATCAGGCCGAGATCGTCCGCCGGATATTCCGGGAATATGCCGACGGCCGCGCGCCGCAGGCCATCGCCAAGGCACTCAACGCCGAAGGCATCACTCCCCCGCGCGGCACGACATGGCGACAGACGACGATTCTTGGCGATCGGCAGCGCCAGAACGGTATGCTCAACAACCGCGTGTATGCCGGCGTGCTTGTCCACAATCGGACGAGCAAGGTCGTCAACCCGACGACGCGCAAGACGATCATCCGCCCGAACCCTGAAAGCGAATGGATCGAGCAGGCCGCGCCCGATCTGCGCATCGTCGACGATGCGCTGTGGCAGCGGGTGCAAGCCATTCGCGCCGAAGGTGCCGGCGTTCACCGCACCTATCAGCGCCGGCCGAAGCACCTGCTCTCCGGCCTCGGTCGATGCGGCGTCTGCGGCGGGGGCTGGATTCGGCGTACCGGCGAATACTGGGCGTGCGGGCGGCATCACGATGGCGCCGGCTGCACCAACAACCGCACGATCAAGAACGACAATTACGAGCGTCAGGTGCTCGAGCATTTGCAGCACCAGCTGCTCGCGCCCGAACTGGTCGCGGAATATGTCCGCGAGTATCATCGCGAACATGCCCGTCTCGCGGGTGAGGGACAACGCGAACGCGCGTCGATCGAGCGCCGGCATGCCGAAGCAAAGCGGAAGGTCGACCGGCTTGTCGAAGCCATTGCGGCCGGCGGCGCCGAGTTCGCCGAAATCCGCGACGTGCTGGCAAAGGCGCGCGCCGATCGCGACGCCTTCGCCAGTCAGCTGGCCGGCATCGACGCCGTGCCGGTGATCGCCCTGCATCCCACGATCGCGGACGATTACCGTCGACAGGTACAAGCGCTCCAGGACGCACTGAACGGCAATCCCGCCGCCCAGCTGGAAGCGGTGCCCCGCTTGCGCGCGTTGATCGATCACGTCGTCCTGACGCCGAAGGAAGCCGGCCGCGGCGTCGACGTACACGTTGTCGGTCGAATCGAGGAAGCTATTGGCCTCGCTGGACACACCGCTACGACATTACAAAAGCGCGCCTAACGCACGCAAAAAGCCCCGCCAAAAGACGGGGCTTTCAGTCCGTTACCGGAAGTTGGGAATTACGCGGCGAGACGTTGCTCTGCACGCGCTGCAGACGGGAACATCGACATACGTCGCACACCGTCGATACCCACCGCTGCTACTGCCGAATGAACAGCCGCATTGATGGCTGCCACCATCCGGGGGTCAAGATTGGTCATCGTACTTTCTCCCTGTCCACCGGGGTTCCAACCTCGATGGACTGTATCGCATATAACTACGAATAAGCCATCTGCACAGTGGGTAACCGCAGGTAACTCGTAAAACGTTATCGTCACGTTAAAGGGTGACGTACAACCAGCTACCTTTGGTTTCCACCTTGGTAGCAACGCCCGAAGCACCAAAAGCGGTTCCAAACGCAGCAAAGAAAGCTTTATCCGCAGGGCTTCGAAGGTTCATGTGAATGTGATCGGCGCCGAGCGACGTGCCAGCGAGGTGGAACACGCCGTTCAAAGTGCCAATGATCACATCCGGATACATCGCAACCGCAGCCATGTCGCAATCGATCAACGGCGAGACCGTCATCTCCCGCACGCGCAGAACGCGACCATCCCAGCCGGGCAGGCCCGCCCGATTGAGCAAGGCCGCCAAGTAATAGTGCTCGGTGTCATTGTCCCATAATGCGGCAATGACACTGGTGTTCAGCGGACCAAGCGAGGCGCCCGTGCCGTCCACGACCCCTTTGAACAGGCGGAGGCTGGTCGGCGCATACTCGTCGAACTCGCTGTCGCCCTTTTGGCACTGATTGCGCCAGTCCTGTTCGAACCGATCCCAACTACCATCGGCAACGGCTAGTATGTGTGTCTCGAAATTAGGCATCGCGTGGTTCTAGCCAAAAAGATCACCCCCGCAACGATTCTCGTGGGTTACAACCACTATGGTTGCAATCCAATTCCCTTCACCCGCTCCACCTTCCTGACATCGCAAACCTCGCGTCTTTCCCATCGCGCTCGGCTGCCTTGTGCGCTAGGGGCGGCGCGTGGCGTCGACAATGTATCAGGAACGGTTCTCCGCGCGTCGCCCGGTTCCGCTGCAGCGCCGCATCGCCACGCTGGCGCTGGTGGTGGCGATCCATGTCGCTATCCTGTGGCTGTTGCTGCGCATCGCACCGACGATGATGTCTCCGCCGCCCGGCGAGAAATCGCCGCTGATCGTCGACATGCTGCCCGCCGATCAGGTCGCCCCGGCTGCCGCGCCCGCCAGGCAGGTACAGCGCAAGGCGGCTGCCGGTAGCGCCAGCACCGCCCCGCCGGTCACCGCCGTCGCGCCGCCGCCCGACGTAACGCCCCCACCCCCCGTGCCAGCCACGCCGTCGAACGATGTCTGGTCGAAGGTCATTCCAATGACCGGCCGCGAGTTCGCCCGTGCCGCGATCACGCCCGGCACCCGCAGCATCGGCGAAGGCGCCGGACGCAGCGATGCGGCGGGTGACAGCGGCGACGGCGATGCGGATACCGATGCCGGCGGCGGCAGCGGCGGTGGCGAGCGGCTCTACGCCGCCGACTGGTATCGCCGCCCGACCCATGCCGAGCTGTCGACCTATCTCCCCCGCAACGCACGACCCGGCTGGGGCGAGGTCGCCTGCCGCACCATCCCCAACAACCAGGTGACCGACTGCCGGGAGATCGGCCAGTCGGCGCGCGGATCGGGGTTGGCCGGCGCGGTGCGGCAGGCGGCGTGGCAGTTCCGCATCCTGCCCCCGCGCGTCGGCGGCAAGCCGCTGATCGGCAGCTGGGTGCGGATCCGGATCACCTATACCGACTCAGGCGCGGCGGTGGAGTAGCACCGCCCACCCTGGTCGTCATTCCGGCGAAGGCCGGAATCCATTGTGTCGGGTGTTCACGACTCTACGCGGCCGGCCCGCATCCATGGATTCCTGCCTTCGCCGGAAGGACGACGTCGGCAACGGACAAGCGCGTGTCCTTGCCCTCCCCGCGCCCAGCGGCTAACCGACAGGCGTTTATCCTCCGACATTCCAGGTGTTCCTTCATGTCCGCAATGTTCCGCATCACCCTTCCCGACGGTGCCGTCCGTGAGGTGATGCCGGGCACTACTCCCGCAGACATCGCCGCCGCGATCTCGCCGGGCTTGCGCAAGGCGGCGATCGCCGCGCGGGTCGACGGGCAGGTGCGCGACCTGAACCGGCCGTTCGACGGCGACGCCTCGCTGGCGCTCGTGACGGCGAAGGACGAAGCGGACGCGCTGGAACTCCACCGCCATGACTTCGCCCACGTCCTCGCCGAAGCGGTGCAGACGCTGTATCCGGGCACGCAGATCACCTTCGGTCCGGCGACAGACGACGGCTTCTATTACGACTTCGCCCCTGCCCCCGGCCGCGGCATGTTCACCGACGAGGACCTGCCGCTGATCGAGGCGGAGATGCGCAAGATCATCGCGAAGGGCGAAAAGTTCGAACGCGAGGTCGTCACGCGCCAGCAGCTGATCGACCGCTGGACCGCACAGGGCGAGACGTTCAAGGCCGAATGGGCCGCCGAACTGCCCGAGGGCGAGGAACTGACCATCTATCGCCAGGGCGAATGGCTCGACATGTGTCGCGGTCCGCACCTCGAATCGACGGCCAAGCTCGATCCGGCGGCGTTCAAGTTGACCCGCGTGTCGGGCGCCTATTGGCGCGGCGACCAGAAGAATGCGATGCTCAGCCGCATCTACGGCACCGGCTGGCTGTCGAAGAAGCAGCTCGACGCGCATCTCACCCGGCTGGAGGAAGCGGCCAAGCGCGACCATCGCAAGCTGGGCGCGGAGATGGACCTGTTCCACCTCCAGTCCGAAGCGCAGGGGTCGGTGTTCTGGCACCCCAACGGCTATATGATGTGGCGGCAGCTGGAGGCGTATATGCGCCGCCGGCTGGACGCCCACGACTATCAGGAAGTGAAGACGCCGCAGTTGATGGATGCGCGGCAATGGGAACAGTCGGGCCATTGGGGCAAATATCGCGAGAATATGTTCGTGGTGCCCGACGAAATCCCGAATACCGAGGACGAGGGCGCGATCGTCAGCGCCGATGCCGACATGATGGCGTTGAAGCCGATGAACTGCCCGGCGCACGTCCTGATCTTTCGCCAGGGGATCAAGTCGTATCGCGACCTGCCAATCCGCATGGCCGAATTCGGCTGCTGCCACCGCAACGAACCGCATGGCGCGCTGCACGGCATCATGCGCGTCCGCCAGTTCACGCAGGACGACGCGCACATCTTCTGTCGTGAGGACCAGCTGATCGAGGAAGTCCGCGACTTCTGCGAACTGCTCGACTCGGTCTATCAGGATCTGGGCTTCACCGATTATGCGGTGAAGCTGGCGCTGCGCCCCGAGAAGCGCTTCGGGTCGGACGCGATGTGGGACAAGGCCGAGGCGGAGCTGCGCGAGGCGGTGCTGTCGTCGAACCTGTCGCAGGACATCAAGGACAAGTTCGAGGAACTGCCGGGTGAAGGCGCCTTCTATGCGCCGAAGCTGGAATTCCACCTGACCGACGCGATCGGGCGGACGTGGCAGGTCGGCACGATCCAGTCGGACCGCGTGCTGCCCGAACGACTCGATGCGACCTATGTGGGTGAGGACGGCAACCGCCACCGCCCGGTGATGCTCCACCGCGCGATCCTCGGCACGTTCGAACGCTTCCTCGGCATCCTGATCGAACATCATGCCGGGCGAATGCCGATGTGGCTGTCGCCGGTGCAGGCGGTGGTCGCGACGATCGTTTCGGACGCCGACGATTACGCGAACGAGGTCGCCGCAGCGCTCAAGGCCGCCGGAATCCGCGTCGAAACCGATCTGCGCAACGAAAAGATCAACTACAAGGTGCGCGAACATTCGCTCGCCAAGGTTCCGGCGCTGGTCGTCGTCGGCAAGCGCGAGGCGGAGGAGCGCACCGTGGCGCTGCGTCGCCTCGGCAGCCAGGGGCAGCAGGTCATCGGCCTCGACAAGCTGGTCGCGATGCTGAAGGCAGAGGCACTTGCCCCCGATCTTGCGCGGAACCTTTCGTAA